CGACTGGCGGCGTAGTCTGCCCGGCCTGCGGAAGACACATTGAGCGGCATAGCCACATCGAAGTCGCACGATGGATAAGCGATCAAGTGTGGTACAGGCCCGCTACATGGGGGCGCGGTCATTACGAAGCCGCCGACGCGGCGGGAGGTGGACGTGAAAACGGATGAGGAGATCATTCGACAACTCTGCGGCACGTTTGGCCCCGGAGATGAGGTGCCGCATTTGGTCGATTGGGAAGTGGTATCCAAAGCCATCCGCCTCGCGCGGGAGGATTCGGCGGAAGTGCCCCTCAACTGGGCGCTGAGTCCAAAGAATTGCGAGGATGCCGAGCGGTGGCTGAAGGCCGGCGGCATTGGGAATGTTGTCGCAGGAATCGGCAACGCCATCGCCGCCGCCATCCTCGGGCGAGGCCGCACATGAACACCGCCGAGATCATCGCAGAGGCGAAGCGGGCCTTGATCCCCGGCGAGACGCCGCCGATAGACTCCATGCTCCTACGCGCCATCGAGCTTGAACGTGCGGAGTGCATTAGAGACATCGCGGCAGAAGACAAGCGCGCACACCGGACGGTCGTGCGGATACTCACCGCGATCAAACAAAGGGGGAAGCCATGACCGACCTCGGGGATCAAGTCCGCGCCACGACGCCGAAGATCGTGGTGAGATGGCAACTAGAGGCAATCGGCTTAGATGTTATGTGCTGGAAACGGATCATCAAGCAGCTCTCCCCATACTCCATCGCCGGGGTTGATAGCTCCCCCGGCAACGCCGCGTTCGAGGCGATCCGCTCCATCAACGCGGCCATCTCGAATTGGGACGCGCGCGATTGGGCGATCAAGGAGCCGCACGGCGAGGCGTTCGCGCTGGCGTCTGGCAGATCGGCGGGCGGTTACGAAGCCGAGGCCCGATGCCGGATCGCGGAATGGGTGGCGGGATGAGACGGCGCGATAGGGCAATGAATCTAGCCCTTGGGATAGGAGCGCTCATGCTGGCGGGCGCATCTGTCGGTGTCGTGGTTGGCCCGCTTGGACCGTGGATGAGTCAACACTTGATCGTCGCGCTTGCGCTTGCGGTGCCGGGGGCCGTCATTCTGTCCGGCCTGCTGTCCTTCGGGCTCATGGCTATCTTCGCGGCGGTGGCATGGTGACCCGCGCCGCCCTCGCCCTCCTCGCGCTGCTCACGCTCGCGGGGTGTTCGCGCCCCAACCCGAGAGCCGACTGCGACAGGTGGCGCGCGGTGTTCTACCGAGAGGAGCTGCCGCGCAGGTCAACCTATCCCGGCATTGTCATTCCGGTTTCGCCTCGTAGCGGCATGGCCTTTCCGCCGTGCTGGGTAGTCAACCCGCAGAACGGCATCGGCGAATCGTGCAGCTTGTGGGTCTATGGCTACGGCGACACCGTGTGGATGGTGTACGAGTGATCCTCACCATCCCCCGCGCGCTCCCATCGTGGAATCAGTTTTACGCCGGGGTCCATTGGGCGCAGCGCCGCAAGCTCGCCACGCTCTGGCACGCGCTGGTAGCCGAGCAGGTGCGGCTCACCAAGAAGCATCCTCCGTTCACCGCGCCCGTCACCATCACGGTCACACGCAGCGGGCCACGCGCGATCGATCCCGACAACATCTGCGCCAAGCTCGCCATCGACGGGCTTGTCCGCTCCCGCGTGCTGTGGGGAGACGATCCCGCATACGTCGAGAGCGTGACGCTGCGTTCGCAGAAGTCCACAGTCGGATTCACCACCATCGAAATCCAGGAGGTCTGAGTGAGCGAGACGAAAGAACCCCGGCCTGGCCGATACGTCCTGGTCGGTATCATGGGCGACACCGGCAAGGCGCTGTGCTTCGACACCGCCACGGGCGAGCTGGCCTTGATCGACGTGCCGCAACCGCCGCAGCGCCGCGTGGAAGTGCCGCGCATCGTCCCGGCGGGAGGCGGGCAGGCGTGATGGGCGCCGACTACCAACCCCGCGTCATCATTGCGCCCGCAGAACCCGGAACCGTCCGGCGCGTCGGGTGCATCGAGATCCCGGGCACGCTCCGAGAGCGGACGCGCCCAGAGTCCGAGTACACCGCGCCACTCGACATCCGCGTCGAACCGCTCCGGCACCGCCCCGATGGGAGAATGCTGTGCTGGACTGGCGACGCTTCCAAGCCCGGACTCGGGTGCAACGGCTGCATCCGATCCGGGGCCCGGGGAGGCAGTAAGTTCTGCCGTTCCGCATACGCCAGAGCCTACGCGCCCGAGTCTGCCGATGCCGTGCGGCGCGACCGATCGCAAGAGTGGCGACGCCTGACGCCAGAGCAACGGCGCAAGAAGCACGAGCGCAGGATGGAACTCAAGCGGCAGCGCCAACTCGAAAAGCGCGCGCATCAATCCCGGGATGGCTCGTTATCTGAATGCGTTTGACTTTCCCACACCGAAGTCGGACTGTCCGCCCATGATGTTTCGGCGCGGGGCAGAACCCAATCATCTACAGCGCGCTCGTACCTCCCGAGCGATCCGCTCCATCACCGGGCGAACCCCGCGCTCCTCTTGCCCGCCCTCCAGTCACACCGCCAGTTGGAGCGAGGCCCCCGAGGCCCGGCGGGCATTCCTGACCCCCAACCGCGCCGCAACCCTTACCGCGGCGCAAGGAGCGAGCGTGATCTGTCCTGGTGGACTGCGCGCTCGTGCGGGATTTGGCGAAGAGTCAACCTAAGCCGAGTGCTGATACTGCAGCGCCGAAACAGCGCAAGCGCGTAGTCGGGCGCCCTTTCCCCAAGGGCGTCTCTGGCAACCCGGCCGGTCGTCCCAAGGGCCTGCTGTCCGCGGCGGATTCCGCGCGCCGCGTCCTCGCTGAAGTCGTCAACGCCAAGACGGGCCTAACACGCCTTGATCGGCTGATGGCTCAGATGATGACGGAGGCCGAGGGCGGCAACGAGAAGGCTCGCACCGAACTACTGAACCGCGCCTTCGGGATGCCGCGTCAGGCCGTCGAAATGTCCGGCCCGAACGGCGGCCCCATCGCGACCGAGGCCATCACCCCCGTCGAGGCCGTCCTTCGCCAGCGGCAACTTCTCGGCGTCGCCGGACTTGGGGCCATCGACTACCAGGTCGACCCCGACTCCGCCGCGGTGAACGTGGCTGGCAACGGGAACGGGAACGGGAACGGTCACCGGAACGGCAAGGCCAGCCGTGGGGCTTGAGGCGCTCACGCTCATGATCGCACTCGCCGGCGGCATCAACCCTTGGGCGCTAAACGACGCCACCTACAAGGCGCTCGTCCAGAACGAGATCGCCGCGTTCGGGCAGAACGAGGAGTGGGTTGCGGCAGAGCGCGTCCGGTGCTTCGCGCCTACCGTGACCGATCGGGAGATCGGCTTCCAGTACTGGGCGGCCCGCTACTGGAACCTCGTCAACAAGCGCGGCGAGATCGTCCTACTTCGGCCCAACGCCCTCCAGCGCGCCTACCTCGCGAACCGATCCGCCGAGAACGTGATCCTCAAGTACCGCAAGGGCGGGGCCTCGAGCGTGGTCGACGCGATGTACTACTGGCGCTGTCGCCGATCCCCCTACCAGCACGCGTACATCATGGCGCACGTCGCCGACTCCACCGACGAGCTCTACCAGCGCGTGCTCTTTGCCCATGACCGGATGCCGCCCTACCTGGCCGCGCCGATACGCCGAAGCAACAAGACCGTGTTGCACTTCGCCGACAACGACTCCTACCTACGACTCATGACCGCCGGCGGCAAGGGCTCAGGGCGCGCCGCCGATGCCGACGCGATCCACCTGTCCGAGGCCGCACACTATCCCGATCTAGACGGCACGCTCGCCGCGGTGGGGGAGGCCAAGCGCTCGGACGCATGGCTCGACATCGAGTCAACCCCCAACGGATTCGATCGCTTCCGCTCCGAGTTCAAGGACGCCAAGGCCGGGAAGACAACCCGCACGGCGCAGTTCTTCCCGTGGTACTTCGACCCGGCCAACAGCACCGCACTCGACAAGGGCGAGCGCGTGGGCGTGACCGCCTCCGAGCGCCCGCTGGTTGCCGCATGGCACCTGACCCCGGCGCAGTTGAAGTGGCGGCGGGCCAAGATCGCGGACCTGAAAGACCTCTTCGCCCAGGAGCACCCCGAGGACGATGAGTCCTGTTTCATCATCGGCGGCGTGCCGAAGTTCGACAACTCGATCCTGGGCAAGCTCGTTGCCGTGGTCGAGGCCCGCGTGCTCCCGCTCAACGAGTCGGAGCTGCGCGCCGCTGGCGATCCGTTCCGGGGCTCCAGCGACAACGGGCGCTGGATCGTGTGGCGTCGCCCGCTCAAGGGCCACCGCTACGTCATCGGTGCCGACGTTGCCGAGGGCCTTCCCGGTCGAGCGAACTCTGCCGCTGGCGTTCTCGACGTGACCGGAACCCAGGCCGAACAGGTCGCCGAGTGGTGTGGCCACGTCTCCCCCGGAGACTACGCGCACGTCCTCGCCAAGATCGGCGGTTGGTACAACGGCGCACTGGTAGCAGTCGAGCGCAACAACCATGGGCACGCGACGCTGCGCGCTCTTCGGAACGAAGTCGGCTACGCGCACATCTACAAGCACCGCCACTACGACCAGCGTGCAGGCGGCGCGATCAAGCGCCCCGGCTGGCCGACTGACGGCAAGACCCGCCCGATCATGTTCACCGACCTCCGCGACTGCTTGGACAAGGGATGGATGATCGTCCGCTCCGCAGAGTTCCTCAAGGAGTGCATGGCGATGCAGGCTGGAGACGAGGACTTGGACAGTGACGACGACAGGCCGTCGCACTCGAAAGTCCTGCGGGATCGGATCTTCGCATGGGGGATCGCGTGGCAGGTGCGCGGCGTAGCAACGGCAGGAGCGGTGGCATGAACGAGTTGAACATCGGGAAGCTACGCATCTCCTGGGGCACCGCGAAGGCCGCTTCGCTCGGCCTCACGATAGGCGACCCCGGGTCCGGTCAAGTCGTCAACCGCGACCTGTACGAGGACTATTCGAAGTCGAAGCTCTACACCGTCCTCCCCACCTTCTACGCGGGCGTGTACGCGATCGCTTCCAGCATGGCGTCGGTTCCGTTTCGCGTGTACCGCAGACGCAACGGGAAGGAAACCGAGGCGCCGGACCACGAACTGCAGAAGCTGCTCGACAACTGGAACGGGTGGAAGTCCACCTATGACGAACGTGAAGAGGCGCAGTCGTTCCTTGAGTTGACCGGCTCCGCGTATCTGCTCGCGGCAGGAGCGGGAGTCGAAGAGGGCAAGCCGCCCTTGACGTTGACGGGTCTCCGCCCGTTCCGCGTGAAGGTCATCAAGGACGCTACGATGGGCGTCGCTGGTTACGTCTACGAAGTCGACAACAGGCGGCAGACGTTCAACTCCAATGAGATCGTGCCGATGCACTACTTCAACCCGACCGATGACCACTACGGTCTCGGCGCGGTTGACCCGGCATCGCTCGCCGCGATCTGCGACCTGTACGCGATCGCCCTCCAGAAGAACTTCTTCAAGCACGACGCGCAGCTTGGGGTCGTTCTCGAGTATCCAGAGGACACCGGGCAGGACGTTCTCGACCGCGCAATCCTCGCGTTCAACGAGAAGCATCAGGGCGTGGACAAGGCGTGGCGTGCGCGTGCGGTTGCGGGCGCGAAGGTGTCGAAGACTTCGGCGGATCTGGCCGACATGCTCTTCCCCGATCTGCGCCGATTCAACCGCGAAGAGATCCTGATGGCATTGGGTGTGCCTCCCGTGATGGTGACGCTGCTTGACGGCGCTACCTACGCGAACGCCAAGGAGCAGAAGCGGCAGTTCTGGGAACTGACGATCATCCCGAAGCTCAAGAAGTGGGAAGGCGCGTTCAACCTCCACCTCGCGCCGCGGTACGGCAACGACATCACGGTGCGCGCGGACTTGGCCGGAATCGAGGCCCTACGCCCTGACCGCGTGGCGATGGTGTCGGCGATCACCCAAGCGCTGCCGCTGTTGCGTCGTGACGAGGCGCGGGCGTGGCTCAACGACGGAACGCTTCCGGCGCTCAAGCCGCTCGGCGGGGAGCTTGGGAACGAGATCCTTCAGCCGTTCTCGTTGATGCCAGCCACCGCAGAGGGCAAAGAGCAGCCGGCGCCGGTAGCGGCCCAAGCCGGATCATCCATCGAACGCCTACTGGAAGCCGTCAACCGCAAGGCCGCCGACGCGCTCAAGGACGACCAGGCCGAAGCGCGCAAGGTCGCGAAGTGGCGCGCATTCGACAAGCGCTCCCGCGTCATGGCCCGCGTCTTCGAGAAGACCGCGCGCTCTATGTTCAAGGAGCAGGAGACGGCAGTTCTCGACGGACTCGAATCTGCGATCAACGCGGGCGCATCGACTCCGCTCATGCGAGTACAAGTCAACGGCACGCTGACGACGATCAGTTCTCCCGAGACGAAGAGCGTTGCCGAAGTCAACTTGATCCTCGACCGGCTCCAGAACGGCAACATCGATCGGTTCCGGGGAGTCTACGCAGAGGCGGTGAACCGTGCCGGGACCAACGCGCTTGAGGATTTGGGACTCACGGAGTTGCAGTTCTCTCTTCTCCAGCCTTCCGTCGTGTCCTATCTGGACAAAGCGGGAGCGCAACTGGTCAAGGGCGTTGACGCCACCACGAAGGATCGTCTCGCGACGACGCTCGCGGAGGGCATCCAGGGCGGCGAGAACATGCTCCAACTCTCCGACCGGGTGAAGACGGTATTCGACGCCACGCGCGCCCGTGCGAACGCGATCGCCGTCACCGAGTCTGGCGCCGCATACAACGCCGGAACGCTTGAGGCGTGGACACAGACAGGCGGGATCGTCGAGAAGAAGGTCTGGTTGTCGAGTCGCGACGACCGCGTTCGCGAGACCCACGCCGATGCCGATGGTCAGGAAGTGCCGCTCTCCGGCGTCTTCCAGGTTGGCGACGCGACGCTCGCATTCCCCGGCGACGGCTCATCCCAAGACCCCGGCGAGACCGTCAACTGCCGCTGCACCATCGAGGCCGTATTGAGCGGCGAGCAGGAATCCTACCGCGCTCGCAGGAATGGAAACGGAACCCATGCACACACGGAATAACGAGGCGCTCGCGCATCGGCTCGATACTGGCGAAGACGTGAAGCTCATCGGGCGCGGCGTTGCCGGATCGGTGGTCAAGGAAATCGACGCCGAGAAGCACACCGCGATCTACCGCATCACCGACGCGACGGTGGACAGCTACGGCGACGTGGTGGAGCCCTCTGGGATGCTCAACACGCGCTTCCGCTCCAACCCCGTCGTGTTCTTCGCGCATCGCTCCTACGACTTCCCGGTTGGGCGGTCGCTTTGGGAGCGCATCGAGAGCGACGAAGTGCGCGCCGAGACCGAGTACGCAGTCGGCCTCAACCCGATTGCCGACACGACATGGGCGATGGTGAGTGCCGGGTTCATGCCCGGCGTCTCCATCGGGTTCGCGCCGAAGTCCTACGAGAAGATCATGCATGACAGTGACACCGGCCCGGAGTGGACCGGCGGCTTCCGCTTCAAGGAGTGGGAGCTGCTTGAGTATTCCCCAGTCGGCATCCCGGCCAATCCCAACGCACTCCAGGTCGCTGCGAAGGGCTTGCTCGGCATGGCCACCGCGATGGGCATGGCCACCGACCAACCCGACGACGAGTTGAGTCAGATCCTTGCGGGGGCCGCGCTCGTGAAGCGCTACCCCGAATTGATGCACCCCGGCGGACTCGACGCCGCGGTGCGCAAGACATTCGCCGGTCTCGGAATCGACGCCGACGAACTTTCCCGCGCCGTGAGTGCGACGCGGATTGATGCCAGGCGGGAAGCCCACGAGGCGGCCGACCTGGAGGAAGCGGGAGAACTCATAAGGGAGTTTGTCCTGCAACTACAGCGGGCCTAAGTCCCGCCAGGCGCTCCGCATGGCGCGGAGAAGGAGTACGAAGATGGCAGACGAAAAGGTCACGATGACCCCGAGCGAGGAACTCAAGAAGTCCCTCGCCGA